AGATACATTTGGTAGTGTTACAGTAGGTAATGAATATAATAGCACTACGCTTGTACCTACCAGTGCAGTGGGTGATGTTATTACAAATTATCAAGCTGTACTTGGTTCTGTAATTATGTATGGTGGAGCTGGTGGTGGATTAACAATTTACAATGCCACTACTACTAACGTGAATCTAAGAACAGGTAAAACAGCAACAAGCTCACTTGAAAAAGTAGCAGCGTTTCAAGCTAGTCAGGCAGCAGGTACTTATACATTTGATACTACTGCTACTGTTGGACTAATCTATGAGTTTTCTGGAGATGTTGCAACATCAACAATAACTTATCGTTAATAAGTAACAATAACAACTATGTTATCTAATAAAAGACTTCCCTCGCTAGAGGATAAAATCCTTGAAGCCTCGGAAACAACAAAGAAAAAAGACAAAGAGGAAAAGGTCGTAACCTCTACTAAAAAAAGAACTAATAAGAAATAATATGAAAATAAGAAATAAAGTATTTTACGCAGTAATCTGCCTAGTATCAGTTCTTGCAATAGGAAGTGTTGTAAGAGCCTATGCTCTTAACCAAGTAGTGAATGTAGAGGGTGATTATGTATACAATGAAGCAGAAAACCAAGATGCTCCAGCAGAAGCTGATGCAAATCTTGGTGCATCATCTGGATCAGACAAGTATTTTCAACAGCATTTTATAGATGGTTACACTTCTGGTGGAACATCTTTTAATGCTAGTTCAACATTAACAGCCGCAAGAACAATTACAGCTAAAGAAGTATGTAATAATTCTTATATCCACGTTAATTCAGATTCCGTAGCAGGTACAATAGCAGCAGCATCATTAGACCTTACGTTCCCAGCTACTTCTACACTGTTTGCAATGTGTTTGAATTATCCTGGAGCTGAAAAGGTTATTACATTCAGAAATAACTCCCCAACAGCAGCTTCTTCAACAGAAATGATAGCTGGAACTGGTTGTGATGCAAGAATATCCGAAGCAACAGGAGCAGATAATTTAATTGATGGATTAAACGAAGCTAGAATTACACTTAGAAGAACAGATGACGCATTTGCTGATGGCGGTTCAGTAGATTGTATAATGTTGATTGAAGAAACCGTAGTAGACTAATAAATAATAAATTGAGTGTCCAACTCTTAAATGGACAATTAACTTGCGGGGTCATACTCGCTCCTAAATATATGTCAAAATTAAATGAGGTCATTGACTCTATAACCAATGAAAACGCTGAAGAAGTTAAGAAGCAATTAACTGATGAAGCAATTGTTCTAAGTAAAGCTAATAGCGACCTTTACAAAAGAGCTAAAAAAGCAGAGGGTTTTGAATATAAGCCAGATAGTAAAGAATGGGTTAAAAAAGAAGTTAAACCAGAAGCAAAACCAGAACCGACAGACAAATCAAGCGAACCAGATTATGCCAAGTTAAGTTTTTTAGAAGGTAGAAAGGTAGATAATCCTGATGACCAGCAAATAGTACTATCAGAGGCAGAGAGGTTAAAACTCCCTCTAACTGATGTACTAGAAATGGAACACATCAAATCTAAACTTAAAGATGCCAAAGACCAACGAGAATCCACAGAGGGTATGCCAAAAGGAAGTGGTAAGGGTACAGGCAAGACTAGAAATGATGTAGATTATTATACATCTAAACCACAAAAGGCAGACGGAACTTATGAAACACCAGCTGACCTAGACCTTGCAGACAAAGTTATTGAAGCAAGGATGCAAAAAGAGAAGCAAGGTAGTCAATTTTCAGAAGACTTGTATTCAGGATAATTTGGAGGTCATCGCTTGATTCTTATAAAACAAGAATTAAAATATGGCAATTTCCATATGGAATAAGTACGATTACGTGCAACGGTTACGTTCACGAATCAACAAACCACAGACTTGGACTGACGTAACGAATGTAAAATATTCAAATACACGTGCAGTAATAGGTGCTTACGCATCTACCGAGCCAAGTGCAGTAGAGGGTACTAGAGGTACAGCCTACACATTTGAACAGTTTACACTCACAGCAGAAAATCTAACGATTGACCAGATTAAGATGATTCCTGTCTTTATTGATGAGGCAGATAGGTATCAGCAAACATATCTTAACCAAATGGAAATTGCAGATTTTCAGGCTAAGATAATGACAGAGAAGATGGAATCATTAGTTTTGGCACAGCACGCAAGTTGGACAGACTTTGGTGCAACAGATTTGACCAACACAGGTGATGATGACACAACAGCAATCACAGTATCAGCGGCTAATATTGATGACATCATAAGAGCAGTTAAGAGAAAACTTTATGCTAATGATGGTGTTGAAAAAGCAGTTGAAAATGGAATCTTCTTTGTATGGCGTGCAGAAGATTTTGAACTATTAGAAGCATTTGTACAGGCTAATGGATTTACAGAAGCTGACATTGCTTTGAAGAATGGAATCCCAGTTCAAAAGGCTTTCCGTTATATGGGAGCAGACCACTACTTATCAAATTCACACACATCAGGACATCTATTTGCTGGTGTTAAAAAACAATTTGATATAGGAATTTTGATAGGAACTTGGGGTAAAGTTAAGTTCGTTGAAGACCCAGCTATCTCGGTAACAACCGCAGCTATGGCTTCTGGTCTTGGTGTTATTGCTCGTATGGATTATGGATTTGACCAACCTGCACAAACAAAAGAATTTTCAGCTGATATTAATGTAGCGTAATTGTTGATATACACTCTGCCCTTTCATTAGGGCAGTAGTATGATAACAATCGGACTTCCAACAAATCGCCTTGTTAAAACAAAGACAGCTCAATCCTTATTAGAATTGATTGCATACTCTAAACACGATTATCAGATTCTAGTAAGTACTAGGGGTTATAACACCAGTGAGAATCGTAACTACATAGCAACGCAAGCTGTAAATAATAAATCTGATTACTTGTTCTTTGTAGATGACGATATGATTCTACCACCTGATACATTAGACCGATTGTTAGCACACGACAAAGACATAGTAGGTGGAATATATAACACGAAGTACGAAGAACAGAAGCCAGTAATTGAGTATTTAGAGGGTACTAAGCGAGAGGATTTGTTCAAAGTAGGTGCAATCGGTACAGGTTGTATGCTCATTAAAACAAGTGTATTTAAGAAGTTGCCCCAAAGGTGGTTTAGATACGAATGGTACGATAACGGAATGGTAAAGTATTCACACGATTGGTTATTCTGTAAAGATGCTAGAAAGCACGGAATAGATGTTTGGGCAGATAGTACACTTGATATTAAGCATATAGGAATTAAAAAGTTTTAATATGAAAATTACACTAGCAGTACCATCAAACAGAGGAATAAACGCTCAAACAATGCAATGCTTATTAGAGCTAGTAGCACACGGTGGTTATGACTTTCATATTTTAGTAGCTTCCGAGGGTTATACAATCGCAGAGAATCGTAATTATATAGCAGTACAGGCAGTTAATAATGAATCAGATTATGTGCTAATGGTTGATGATGATATGACTTTTGAGCCAACTATATTAGATGACTTAATAGCCAATCAAAAAGACATAGTAGGCGTAGCTTACCACCCTAGAAGTGAAACAGGACAAATAGTTAAATACTTAGACGAAACACACGCTGTTAAATTAGAGGAATCAGACGACCCTAAATATAAAACATTATTTGAATGCCACGCAACAGGAACAGGAATTATACTTATTAAGTGCGATGTGTTTAGAAAAATACCACAACCACACTTTCAATTTGAATATCACGATAATGGAAAATGTAAATTAGGCGAGGATTGGTGGTTTTGTGAGAAAGCTAAAAAATTTGATATTAAAACTTATGCAGACCCTAGACCCAAAGTAGGACATCTAGGCGAAGCTATTTACTAATTATGCCACATATTGAAGATATAAACGCAGAAGCTAGAGATTTATGCGACGCTACAACAACAAGCTATATCGCAGCTAATCTTTTAAGACGTATCAACGAAGCCTATGAACGTGTTATCGGCTGGATTTTAGAAGCAGACGGAACTTGGCAGTATGACGATACTAATTATACAGACCTACCTATCGGTACACAGACTTTAGTTGAATCACAAAATGCTTATTCTTTTAGTAATAAGTTCTTAGAGATTGACGAAGTACAGATTTTAGATAAGAATGGCGATTGGGCTATTATTAAACCAGTAGACCAAAAAGAATATTCAGACGATACTCCACTAGATGAAGCATTTGCAACTGACGGTATACCAGAATGTTATGACAAGATAGCAGACGATACTATAATGCTATACCCTGCTCCTGATGACGGTACAACAGTAACACTAGCTAGTGGATTAAAGATTAAGTTTAGACGTACAGCAAGTATATTTACAAGTGCAGAGGTTACAACAGGAACGAAAGTGCCTGGTTTTATCTCATCTGCACATTACATCTTATCTTATATGGCAGCTATTCCTTATTGTATGAAGTATAAAAAGGATAGAGTTGGCTTATACGAAAAACGAGTAGAAGAATACAAGCAAGCAATCATTAAATCTTATTCAAGACGTGAAAGGGATAAGCGTAGAGTAATGACTATGAATGGGCGTGCATACAAATAATATGGCAAAAATAACTTTATCCAATTTAAGTAAAGGAACTAAACTAACTCTATCTAACGAGTCAAAAGCTTCTGATATGACTTGGGATGAAGCAGATATGACTTGGGATGAACAAGAGGGAACTTGGGCTCAACCTGAATTAGCTTTATCATTAGAATCTAAAAGTGAGATAGACCTTTCACTTGAAACAAAATGAAACAGATACTAACAACAATTTTAATATCAGTAACTATAACTACACTAGGTTTGTATGTTTTTTATAATCACGTTCAAGTAGAGCCGATTGAATATGTAGGGCAAGAGGGAATGTTAGGTGCAACAGTTACTACTATAAACGCTACTGACAAGATTAAAGACAGTAGGGCTGTTATAAATACTAACTTTGCTAATTTAAATACAGATAAAATGGAAGTAGGAACTACCACACTACCACTTGTAACTACCCTATCTAATCTTGCAACAATAGGAACTATCACAACAGGTATTTGGAACGGAACAGCAATAAACGTAACACAAGGTGGTACAGGCTCTACTACACTAGCTCAATATCAGTTAGTTGTTGGTTCTTCTACTAACGCAGTTTACGCAATACCAATAGGAACAGCAGGACAAGTTTTACAATCTAATGGAGCAGGTGCAATACCTAGTTTTGAATCAGGTACAGTAGATGAATCTTTAAATTATGACTGGACAGGATTACATACTTTCGCAGAAACA